CCTTTTTTACGAGATACACCAGCAACTGGAGATTGCACTCTATTATTTTTTTGTACTACATTTTGTTCCGTTTTGGAAGTGTTTTCTTGTGATTTATTAAAATAAGGAAGACCACTTGCTTTTAATCTTTTAGTCATCTCATCATAATATCCCGGGTCATGCACATCCCAACCTTCTTCAGTTAATTCAGCATCAATTCCATAAGCCATAGCTGTTTCTTTTCTATAACCAGGTTTATTAAACCATGTTGAATTTTCTTTAACCCATTCGGTGGCTAAAGGCGGAGCTTTCTTGTCAGTTTTTTCCGCAGGTTTAGGTACTCTTGCAGCATAATCTTCTGTTTTAGTCATTTGACTACGAATTTCTGCCATACTTTCATACAATTTTACTTGTTTTTCAGTATTACCTTCTTCTATTGCTTGTTTCAATTCATTAGAAACACTTGAAAGTTGATTACCTAAAGATTTATTGGCAATATCAAAAGTTTTTCTTTCCATTTTTGCCATTCTTTCTTCCATTTCGACAAGTTTTTGTTCTGCTTCTGCTCTTTTAGCTACTTCTTTCTGGATTCTTTTACGAACTTTAACAGAATAAGGCATATCATCTGAATATTCTGGAACTTTTTTTTCTTCCAGTTTAATCTGTCTTTCATTTTCAAAAGTTTTATCTACATCTGGATCTTTTTCTGTAGATTCAGTAGTAGTTTCTTCTTGTTGCTGTTGTAGTTTTTCTAAAGGATTTAAAGGTACATCTACCTCTTGTCCTTCTACTACTTCATCAAGTTTAACTTCTAATTCTTCTTGTTTTTTTTCATTCTCGGGCATAGTTTCTCCTATGTTGTCATTAACTATTGTTAATGTATGTTATATTTGTTGAGTTACTACATCTGGACTTTCCAGAGTTGCAATAATCTCATCATCATTTAATAACACCATTTTTACCTTTTGTACAGAAATTCTAGCTCCTGCATATCTACCAAAAATAACCCAATCTCCTACTTTACACCAAGGTTTTTTTCTATCGCTATAACATTCGTCACCCATAGCTATTATTTGACCTACACTGTTTAAGTAAGATTGATCATTTTTACTAGAATCCGTTAAAATTATTCCACCTTTTGTTTTTTCTATCGAACCTCTAGGTCTTATTAATATTCTATAACCTACTGGTTGTGGTATTTTGTCTGGTGTTGGCACATCATTATCTGTTGCCCATGAATCATTATTAATCATCTTCTATATCTCCTCCTTTTTTATATTTTTCAATAGTTTCATTAATAATATTAAAAGCTTTATCTAAACCTTGTCCGTATCCGTAAATACGTTTAAATTCAGATATATTATCTACACCTTTATTTAATAAATTTTGTGATAATTCTTGTTTATGATCTTTAATCTTTTTTTTGATCGCTTGTATTAGACGTTCCATTTAAAACTTTCGTAATTGTATTAGTAAATTCAGAAAAACTAATATTTAAATCTTCAGTAACTTGTGCAAGTAAATATGGTTTAACTTTTTTAATTGATATTTTTTTATTTTCTAAAAATTTTTTAGCTTGTCTAACTTTTTCAGGTTTAATTGCCATTAATCTTTTTTCTTATCTTCCCTTGCAACTTTACTTGCAACCTCTACTATCTTCGCTTTAGATTCAGCATCTTTTCTTGCATTTTGTTTTTCACTTTGTTTAACACCTTCCATAAATCTAGCTTTTCTAATATTTAATTCTTCAGCTTTAAGTTGAAGTTGAGCTTGATCTTTTTGTGCTTCTAGTTGTTCTTTTTGTTGTTCTTCACTAGGTGGCATACTACCCATTAAATTTTGTGCTGCTGCAGCGGCAGTTGCTGCTATTCTATTTTCTTCTTCAATACTAATTTCTTGTGATGGTTCGTCCATTAATTCTCTATTAAAATCCCCTGAAGAAATAGGATTACCAGGAGGAACAGATGCCTGCATTTGTTGTTGATATAAATAAGCCATGTGTTGACCGATGTGAGCTAACATTGCTGGATATAATCTTTCTTTTGCTTCAGGGTTTCCACCAAATCTAGGATCTTGAATAAATTGTGAGTGTACAATTATATGAGCTTGATGATCTTGATCTTCAAATACTTTAATAGGTTTACCATTTAATAATGCCATATTTTCTGATACAGGATCACGTCTAGGTGTTTCTTCATCTTCTATCATTAAATCCATATAATCAGGAATATTAAGAGCTTGTAAAAATCTTCTAGTTGCTACTTTAACATCTATTATATCAGGAGAACTTTGTGCTAGTTGCATTCCTGTTTGTGCTAAAGCAATTCTTTGAGCTTGTGAAAATATATTAGGATCAGAAACAGGAACTACACTAATAGATTGTGTAAAATCTTTTCTTCTAATTTTTTTATTTTCTCCAATTACTTCAAAAGAATATTCATCATCTAAATATTCTCCATTTAATTCGTATATTAATTTAAATTCTCTACCTTGTGCTTGATGTATTCTTTTATGAATAGCTGAAAATACTTTTGAACCTTGTTCTATTAAAGCAATAGTAGTTCCAACTGGACCTGACCCTGCAGAATCACCAATCATAGCATCTGCAATAGAAGCAAAACGTCTCCCGGACTCTGTTAATACTCCTAATAATTGAAGTAAAGTAGGAGAAGGTTCTTTGAAAGGGAGAGGGATAAAACTCTTTCTCAAATCGTCTCCATAAGCTTCAACTTCTACCCATTCACCAGGAGAAACAGTAATGTCTCCACCTTCTATTCTTGCTCCTTTAGCTCTAAATCCTCCATTGAGGTTGGCAAAGGCAGCTGAATCTAGTAATGCTCTAAGAGCACCAGTGCTGGCATGTTGAAGTCCACCGATCATTTGAATAAGACCGAAGCCATAAAAGCCTAAGCCCGGAAGATATTTATAATGTACAAAATATGTTCTTTTTCTTTTAAGAGTATCATCTTCTTTCCAATTTCTTCTTATTGATAAAACTTTTTGTGAGTCATAATCAACTGTAACTATATAAGGTAATTCTAATTCATTTTTATCTTCACCTAAATCTAAATTAGCATGTATTTCTAAAACAGTGTGTATTTTATCTGCCATACTAGGTGTCATACCTTCTAATCTCTGTAAAGTTTGTTCAACCATATCACCAGTATTAGCATCACCACCTCCTTCAGCTTTAGTTAAAGGTATATTTTTATAATAACCAGATACTTGATATTTTTTTATATCATTACGAGTAAGTTTCATAACTTGTGTGTATCTATCAGCTGTTTCTAAATCTGTATTTTCCATAGAAATAACAAAATCTTCTGCTGGTACAAATTTAGAGCAAATTCTATCTAATGCATTATCAAAATATATTTTTTTAAAAGCACTACCAGCAAGAGCTAGATAAAATAACATTTGATCTAATTCATTAAAATAATCTGGTATTTCTTGTGTAACTTGAAAGTTCATAAAATCTTGAACTCTTTGTGCTTGTTCTAATTTTTTATCTGTAGTTCTACCAATAATTTGAGTTTTAACAGGACCGCCTGCTGGAAACATTTCAGCAATAGCTCTAGCCTGAAATTGTGTTGCAGCCTCTGCAAGTAATGGATGATGAACTCCTGAAGCTCCCGGGAATGGGTCTTGTCTATCTTCAACAACTACACCTAACATTTTTAAGCCTTTTGAATATTGGTCTTCCCAATTTTTACGAGAGCTTTTATCATCTTCATAAGCTCTAACTAATTGTTTGCCTATAAGATTGATTTCTTGTTCAGGTAGTTCTTCAGCTAAATTAGAGTAATGACTACTTTCAAAAGCATCTTCTTCTTTTTCAGTTTGCTCTTGATCAATATCTACATTTACTTTTTCACCATTCTCATTAGTAAATTGTAATTTTTTTTTATCTAATTCAACTTCCATTATTTTTTCTTCTTCTTCTTTGCTATTTTACTTCCATACTTTTTAGACCAGCTTTTCGCTATCTTTGGATGATTCTTATAAAGATAACGTCTTTGTTTTTCTGATCTAAAAGGCATTAACTTTTAGCAGTTTTAGCAGAACGTCTTAATGCAGCATCAGAAACAGTTCCTTTACCTTTACGGCTAGTCCCTGCTTTTTTTCTTTTGTTCATATTATAATACAAACCTTTTTTTGCCACTCGTCCGCTTTTGGTTTTGTGATAACCTTTTTTCATAAGTTTTCCAAATCCTTCTCTGTTAATCACTTACTTTTTTTTCTTAAAACCGTAAGTGCCTTTTGGTTTACGTGTTGCTTTCGCTACTTTTCTTCGACCAGCCATTGACATTTTTTTACCAGATTGTTTTCCTCTAGTCATGCCTAACTGTTCGTCTTTTCTTGCATTGTATCCTTGTTTTTTCATATCAGTATACCTCCTGGTTCATACCATACTTTCCTATAAAGAGATATAAAACAAAAATTTTGATTATTCTAGTATTAATTTCTTAATTGATTGAGATCCATCAATGTTATTTTCTAGCTCTGCCATTGACTTAATACACTGGTATTCAATGTTATTATTCTTATTTGTTCTCGTTGCAAGTCTTTTGCCTTTAAGGCACTCTGACATAGATGTTTGAATTCTGTGTTCTTTAATCTCTCCATTTACAATCATAAGTAATGCTATAATTAACTCTGTCATAATACCTTACCTTTATTAATTCCATTTTTAATAACATACTTCTGTGTGCCATTAGCACCTATGTTAACTTCTTTTTTAAGATGTTTAATTATATTCATCTGTTTAGCTTTCTGCTCCATAGATTTAATATAATTTAATACTTGTCTACTGATGCGATCCATTAGCTCTTACCTTATCTTTTAATGTTTCTACATCTTCTAAAAGTTTTTCAGTTTGTTTTTGTAAAAATTGTATGTTAACTTTATTGTGCATCATATCTTCTATTCTAGTTTCTATCTTTTCAACTGTTTTATACAAGTCCTCAAGCAACATAAATTGTTCTTGGTCTACAGGTAACTGTTCACTTTTTTTAAGTAAATCAGCAGAAAATAATTCTCTAGAAGTTTCTAAACTTGTTAATCTTGCTGTTATTTCTGTATAAGCAAATATACCCATTGCTACTGCAATAACTATTCCTATCATATTCTTGATAGGCATTGCTACTGATGTA